AATTTAAAACCCCTGTTCAATTATTGAGGGCGGATGGTTCGAATATAAAGGGTTTGCGTGTGATGCCTAAGGATGGTAGGAAGTCGGTATTGCGTTATCAAGTGCATAGGAAGTCAGGATTAGCGGTGAAGATAAGTGAGAAGAATTATACAGAGGAAGGACATGCGCGTTTTGCGGAGTTATTTGGGTCAGATGGAAGAAAGAATGTGGTGGAGGAAGTAGTGGAGGAAGTAGTGGAGGAAAAGGTGGAGGAAGTAGTGGAGGAAGTAGTGGAGGAAGTAGTGGAGGAAAAGGTGGAGGAAAAGGTGGAGGAAGTAGTGGAGGAAGTAGTGGAGGAAAAGGTGGAGGAAGTAGTGGAGGAAAATCCAAATAATGGATCCGACAATGTTTCCGGGGATGAAATAGAAATGAGTGACATAGAATTATCAGAGCTAGATGAAGAAGATTATGATGAAGATGAAGCGGAAGATGCGGAGTCGTTTGATGTGACCTTGAATGCATTTGCGGATGAGGATACGGGATATTTTAAAACCAAAACAGAAGATTTTATATATAATCAAGATGGTGATTGTGTGGGTGAAATGAGGGATGGAGAATTTGTAGTTGGAGAATATCCATAAATAAATAATAAGGAGGGAATAATATGAAGAGGGATCTTGTATTTTTTAATCATCATCCATGCCTTCTTCATACCATACGCGTCCGAATAAAGAAACGAGAAGATATAATCCACCGAAGAATAAAATAAGTTCAAAAATCATTTGATAATAATAATATTTAATGTTTAATATCATTACTTATAGTATATAAAGTGCTACCGGTTTTCCAGAGTGCGCCCGGTTTTCCAGTGTAATGATTGGAGGTATATTGGCGAATGCCTTGTTTTACCTGGTATTATCTGGGAAATGATAACAGGAAAATAGCTAGATGACACCCTACCATTATCGGGGCATTATAATTTTTTGAATAAAGGTAGGTAAACCGGTTTTACTATCAATAGATGCTAGATGTTTTGGATTGTTTTTATTATTATTTTTTTTTTTAGTTTTATCAGAATTATCGCCAGGTGGTTTTATGGAACCATGGATAGTTACAATTAGTAAAATAATTATAGAGGATATAGCGATAGTATACTTATATTCAATAAAGTCCATTATACATATATTCAAAGAAAAAATATTTTTTTTCCGTTTTTTGCAAAAAATTGAACCGAAAAAATATTTTTTGTTATTAAGTATTCAACAAGCAATTAACAAGTTATATAATCTTACAATATGTCAGCAAAACAAACTTCAACATCTAAGTTAACGCGTGAGCAAATCCGCGAACAAAATTCGGACCCCAATCATGGTGTCTCTCTATGTATCCCTAGGGTATTTTCAAACATTACCTATCGTCAAATCTTTAAGGTCATGTGTGATGCTCGCCTAGGGTTCGTAGAGCGTGTGGACGTTATCCGCACAAAAGACCACAAGCGAGCGTATATTCACTTTAAGGCAGGAGGGTGGAATATGCGAGATAAGTTTGCCAGAGAAACCTTAACAGCATTACAGGAAGGAGATCACCTGGAGATGCTTTATGAAGATGGTAAACCATGGTTTTGGAAGGTAGTGATAAGCGATAGTGTGCGCCCTAGCGAAGCACCTAAGATGAAGCCGCGACCAAACATCACTAGAGTAGGTCGTAAGAAAACCTTGGACTTAGGAGATGATCCTATTGCTTCAAGGGTGCGCGAGCACAATAAAGGGGTAGATATTAAAGCCGAAGTATCGGAGGAGTTGTCGGGACTTAAAAAAGAGACCCCTCCACCTGAAGCAAATAACCAATTTGCATCACTATCCACCCTATAATTTATTTACACCACTCACGGCGTAGTCCTAGGTAAGACTTTAAACTGCCAATATCGTATAATAGCAGGTGGGTAGCTCCCACCCCTAGCACCAACCGAAGGTGTGGCACCGCACACGGTGTCCGAATAAGTCGCGGTTGAAAAAATGACAAGGGTGCGATATGGAGAATAGGCGATGAGCAATAATAATAGAAGATCCCAGGGGATTGGTTGGGAATGGAGATTATGAAGATAATCACAGTAATATGCGATGGTTGGGGCATATTACACAGGAGAATAATTAATTGCAATATTAATAGAGAAATTAAATTTTCTAATAGCCATAGCAGGTGTGAGTAGTCCTAATTGTGGGGACAAAGTTGAGGTTCAATTCCTCTTTATGGCATACTCTTTGGGGGTGAGGGTTCATCCTCCATTATATATTTTAAACAAACGTAGTAGATTTGGTATATAATGGCTCAATAACTGTGGGTAATGACGATAGCAAGTCCAAATGGTGAGAGTAAGAAAATATAAAAATCGTAAAGCCAATGCAATTAAAACGGAGATAGAGGTAGTGAGTATTTTTTAATGTATATACATGTATTATACCGTATATGGACTGCTACCGGTTTTCCAGACTGCGCCCGGTTTTCCAGTCTAATGGATAGGGCCTTGTTTGGTGGATACCTTGTTTTGCCTGGGGATGGACTGGGGATAGCATGGACACAGCACTAGATGACACCCTATCATATATATAGCATGGACACAGCACTAGATGACACCCTATCATATATGAACAATCACATGAATAACATGTAGTGTAATGGATATAACAAAGCAATAAACATTACCCATAATATACCACCAATAATAGATCCATTAATAAAATTAAAACCATTTTTTTTATTTTTGTTGACATAAATACTATAAAAATATAGATAATAGGCTGCTAATGGCATGGAACCATATAATAAACCACTGACATATCCTCCGTAATGTTTGCTGAGAAAACCGCAAATAGCAATCAATATACCACCCGCGAGAAAATTAATTATTAAATCTTTATCCATTTATATTATATTTATAAAAAAATTGAATATTTTTTTTCTGATATAATCTATATTAATTAAACATGGGAATTGAAACAAAATACGATTACAAATACTATACTGTTATTAATACTGAAGAATGGCGAAGAGGTAATGAAGATATATGGGAACGTGATGATGAAGGATTTACTTGGCAAAAAGCTATTGATTTTATTAATTATAAATTTAAAAATAGTGAAGACCAATCTGTAAATAACTATAGAGTTGATTATGCAGGATATGAACAAGATATAGAAGATTGGATACGAATACACGTAAGAAATAAGGAGCGTCCTGTATTCGTTCAATTTCAAGATAATCAACCGATTAAAACTATGGGCGAAGGTACGATGTTCGTATTGTATGAAGAAGACTATGGGGAAGAAGAAGATTGCTTCCATATTTACCCTACTAGTCCCGAACATCTTGATGGCTTGGCTGGTGCTGGTGGTCGCTTATAATAATTATTTAAATAACTTAAAACAAATTCCATAAAAATAGTATAATGAAATCTCAAAAAACATCTACCTGTACAAAAGTTATGTCATTTATTGGCATCTTTTTTTTACTAGCACCCCTACAACTTATCACGGCTAGACCTTATAGATACTATCATACTAAGAGCCAACAACCTGCCCGACAAAATATCAAACCACGTTATACACAACGGCAAATAGATAATGCGTGGATTAAAGTGCCGTGGAGCCATGGAGGACATTATTGGCACAATACACTGACACGAGATGATCAAGATAATCCACCGGTATGTTTACTTAAATAATAATTTAAACTTAAATTCATAACATATATTAATATATTATGAATGATTATTTTGCCGGTTCTATATCCGGTATTGCACAAACACTATCAGGACATCCATTTGATACATTAAAAGCATGTAAGCAGAGCAATATAAAACCACATTATAATATCAAACGATTATACAGTGGAATAACATTTCCCCTTGTATCCAATTCAGTAATAATAGGGTCACAGTTTTATTTTTATCATAATCATTCGGCATTAATCTCTGGTATAATTTCTGGTATAATGTCAACACCAATAGAATATTTAAAAATACAAAAACAATTGGTTCCTAATTATAAATATAAATTAGCCTGGCCATTAGGTATGAACATTACAATAATGAGAGAAGTAATAGCAATACCAGTATACTTCAACACATATTATTATTTCAAAAGGAAAACAAACAATAGTTTTTTATCTGGAGGTATTGCGGGAATATTAACTTGGTTAATTCCTTATCCAATTGATACAATTAAAACAAGGATACAAATGGGTTATACATTAAAGGAAAGCATAAATCAAAAAAATTACATGAGAGGATTACCACTGTGTTTAACAAGAGGGTTTATAGTAAATTCTGTAGGATTTTATTGCGCAAATCTTCTGTCCAAATAGTTTAAAGAAAATAATACAACTAATATAATGTCGTATTCAGACAATCCAATGATAGAGGCTCACCCACAACAAACTGGAAATTATAATTTTACAGAACTACAAAATTTACAAACAGAATTAGAAGAAATAAAATTGTTAGTAATAATATTTGGTTCAGTAATGATGTTTTTTTTAATGTTTGTATCCGCTTTTTATGTTGTAACACATTGTAAAAAAGAAACGTATAAAAAAAATAGAACATTACAGCTTAAACCAATTGAAAAAGATAACGACCAAGCCACGTTGATTTAAGCACTTTAAAAAAGGCACCAATAAAAGTATCTGAAAATAATATAAATACAGCAAACTATTTATATTATAAGCATGAATAAGTATTTGTTAATATTTTTGACAGTATTCCCGGTAGTATTGTGTGAACCAATAGAAAAAATCCCGTGTACCTATCCAGAATCAAGAGCAATATGTGTTTGTCCTGGCGATTGTTTAATACAACATAATAATAATTCTTTTTGTGAGATAACCAAATGTTATAAATGGGATAATAAATGTATATCTACAGGTGAAAGTTATTATACTACTTTAATATTTAATGTGTTGCCTCCAACAGCGATAATAGGTATAGGAGATTTAATAATGAAACGATTGGATTTATTTGCAATATCATTAAGCACTTCATTGGGTGGTTGTATATTCATGTTATGTAGTAGTTGTTGTTGTGGATATTATACAGCAAAAAGGAATGATCATAATGAAGGAGAATTATCGGAGAAGGTATCAAAATGTTATGTAAAATATGGAGGTATAACATGGATATTGATGATGGTGTTTTGGTGGGGATATCGTATATATTTTATAGCAACAAATCAATGGTTAGATGGTAATGGTTGTAAATTAAGTAAATAATTTAGTATAAAAAATAATATATACAATAGTTATAATGTCGCATTTTAGCAGCAAAAGATTGCTTCAAGCACAACGTGTAAAACTAAACAATGTTAAAAACAAACCAGCACTGGTTTCAAGTACAGGAAAAGGAAGAGTCAATTTTAGATTGATAAATAGAAGAGTTTACAAACCAAAACAAGCAGTAGCATCAGCAGTAGTAGCTCTCATTCAAAGTTGGAATTTATTTGATACATTACTCCCTACCATCGACGACACTGAATTTGGAAAAAGTATTGCTATGAGTGAAGATGGAACTTTCATTGCGGTCATCGCACAAGATACTCCTTCACAACCAGGAACTACTAGCGGTAAAGGTTCACTTCATATTTTTAAACTTAACAATAATGGTGATGATTATGATGAAGTTAGCACTCATTATCCTACAGCAAACAATAGGAGAATCGGTAATGTTGGTGTACCTTCCACTATTTCTATTAGTGATGACGGACTTACTGTTATTTATTCAGAAATGGATATGAATACCAGTACTGGTTCTGGTATAGTTCTTAGAAAGAACACAAATAACAATCAATTCACACAAATACATAGATTTGAAGGTACTAATAATGATGGTGGTGCGGTTGTTGCTATAAGTGGAAATGCTGACCGTGTTGCTGTTTCGTCTCATGTTCCAAAAGATATCCAAATTTTTAAATTAAATGCTGGAACCGGACTATACGCAAAAGAAGGCCAGACTATTTCAAATGCTAACGCAAATGTGACTGAGTTTGGTAAAAGTATCGCATTTAATACTGATGGTTCAAGACTTGTTGTTGGAACTAACAACGGATTTTATATTTTTGGAACTATCGGTGCTGGTGGTACTTGGGCTTCAGTTCAAGAATTACTTGGTAACGCAGGAACATCTGGATTCTTGTTTGGTAGACAAGTCGCTATTTCTGGAAATGGTGAATGTATTGTAGTTTCTCTTCCTTATGAAAATCAAGGAAATATTAATGTTTATAAAAAGGATGCCGGTGTAAATACTTTTACTTTAGATACTACTATAAACAGTACTTATGGTGGCCAGACTCAACAATTCGGTCATACTCTTGATATTAGTAAAGATGGTTCTAAAATTATTGTTGGAAATTCAAGTTATGACACTCCTAATAATAATAATGGTATGATTATTGTTTATAAGAAAGATGGTAATGCTTATGTCGTTGATGATAAAATCATAACTGGAGAAGCTGCTTCGGAATTTTTTGGCAAGGATGTTGCTATTTCAAATAATGGCATGATTATTGTTGGTTCTTCTTGTGATGCTAATTCCGATAAAGGATTTGTTCGTATTTTTAAATTGGAATAATTTTTATAATAATAGACAATAGGCAATTATCGAATAAATCCCCTAGGAACACCTGGGTAAAAACAAGATAATGTAGTAAACGTAAAGTTAAATATAATACGGTCTATCTTTTCTTTTATTTTATCTCTACAACGAATAGTTTGTTTCTTTGGATATTCGCCAATAGAGTATTGTAAAATATATAATCTTAAATCAGGAATAGAGAAAACGTGATCTACTGCTGAATAATTATTTTCTAATTCTAACATTTAAAATAAGAAAATAAAAAAATTGAAATAAAAATTCAAGAATTAAATAGATGAAACACACAAAATACAACATGGATTTTATACGTAATTTACTAACTACCCCAAAAGAAACTGAACAAAAACAATGTATTAATACCCAAATATTTAAAAATAAACAGGGAAATACTTACAAATGGTTTGTATCAAACAAAAATAGAAATACATTAACAGTTATGGATCCAAAAGAATTCAATATTATAATTGGGCATCCGACAGCACGTAAACATATAACAGAAGAAGTAAAAAAGATATTTGCTAGAGATCCAAATGCGCCTATGGAATTTATAGGTATCTGTCAGGGAAGATTTGTAGGTATAAATCCTTCATTATTAAGTGCTTTAAAAGATGTAAACAATACACTACAACAAAAAATGGGCAATGATTGTAAAATAACACAAATAGTATTTACAAAAACCCTGGGATATCACGATTGGGTAATTGCTTCGTCAACAGCATCACAAGAAAAACTAAAAAAAATAACCAAATTAGACTTAATACCATCTAATGTATATAAAGATAAGTATGGTGAAATAGATAATTATATTAGTGGTTATAATATAAAATTAGATACAGAAAATTTTGCTGAAAAATACGGTTTTGAATTATTAGTAGATAAAGAAATAGCTGTGACAACAGTTGAAGATGAAATACCAGTAGTTACATTGACCAGAAACGATATAATTAGAACAGAAATAGATGATCATGACCCATTGACGCCAAACACGGCTGAAGTATAAATAGAAACAATTTAAAACTAAAAAATTTTTTAATGTATAATGTCATTTGTAAGAATAGTAAATAACTACGGACGTTTGCATAAATTAGGTAAGCAAATAATAAACCATAAAAAAAATGTAAATCATGTGCCAAAAATCAAATTGGAACGTGCTTTTGAAAAACAAGAAGAAAAGATAAGAGAATTTGAAAAACTAATAAAAAAATCTCATAATGAATGGAATAAAAAACAAGCATCGATAAATAAATATTGGACAGGATATTAGAATATTAAGCAAAATAAAATTTTTTTCTAATATTAAATCATATAGATGTCAGACAAAAAAAAAATAAATCCTGAAGAAATGAAACGTTCGTGGCATAGCCAACAAGAAGATATACTTAAAGATTGGAGCGAACAAGCGGGTTGCTATAGATGGATGCATGAGCGTGCTTATCAAAATTATAATAAAAAAAATATGCGATATGCAATACCAGTTATTATAATATCCACGGTTACGGGTACGGCGAACTTTGCTCAGGGTTCTTTTCCAGAAGGAGCTAAGACATGGGCACCTTTATTGATAGGAACGTTGAATTTAGCTGCTGGTCTTATTACGACTATATCTCAATTTTTACGTGTATCAGAACTTTTAGAAGGTCATAGAGCAGCAAGTATAGCATATTCAAAATTAAGTAGAAACATAGCAGTAGAACTATCATTACCAGCGGATGAAAGAACAATGCCTGGTATTGAATACATAAAACAATGTAGAGGTGATATAGATAGATTAATAGAACAGAGCCCAGCAGTTCCGCCTGAAATATTAAATGAATTCAATTCATCAATATTAAATGTAACTAAAAAAAATCCAATGGGTATAACTCCAGCTTTTTCAGTTCCTGCTATATTAAAATTAGAACCAATAGATGTTTTTAGGACAGAAAAAGATGAAGAAGAAAGAATGGTAAAATTATTAAAAGCACAGGACGATGAGAAGAAATACAAGGAACAAATTTTAAAAGAAGAACAGGATAAGATTAGTAAAGCAATAGAAGATCATGAAAAGAAAAGAAATAGTATAATAGGCGAATATGATTTGGAAAATAAACTAAAAATATTGGAACAACAAACCCAATATGAAAAAAATATGGAAGAAAAAAAGAAAAATATGACATTGAAATCTTTAACAAAAAAAATGACCAAATTCAATAAAATTCTAATAGATGATTCGTCATCAGATGATAATGATGATCCGTTAGAAGAAAATGTAAAAATAACCATTCACGATAGAACTATTCCAGAAAGAGAACCAGAACGAGAACCAACGGAAAATATCATAACTGAAACACTAGATAATATCATCACAGATATATCAAATAATAGCAAATAAATATAATTGATGAAAATAATATTTATATATTATAAATGGTAAGTACCGAAAAATTACCGGAGAATAAATGTATGAAAGATCATGATGAAATTACAGATAAAATAATTCTTTTATTGGCCTATATGGGAAGTATATTAATACCTAAATTTGGTAATAAATTTTTACCAAAAAATTTATCCAATAAATATAAAGTTATATTAATAGCAAGTAGTATAGGATTAGGTATATTAATATATTTTTATTCATATTTAAATCAGTATGATAACTGTGCGATTTATAAAGATCCATTAAACCGTAAATTATTTAATGTTCCTTATTTCAATTTTGCTGTAAGTCATTGGCCAATGACACATTATGTATTTTTTGCTGCGTTGACATATATTTTTCCATTGGAATGGAAACTATTATTTATTTTGGGAGTTGGTTGGGAAATAATCGAATCGTTAATGAAACATATTACAAAAAAATCTGGAAAAAAAGATTTCGTTAAAAAATCAAAACGAACAAGAATAAACGAAGATACTATAGAATATACTACGTATTGGGATAGCAGTCAAAAAGATATAATATTTAATTCATTTGGGATAATAACTGGATTATTAATTAGAAAATTTTTTTAAACTTCTGCTTCTTGTGATTTTTCGATATCGCTATCACATTTTTCATCATGATCATAATTTTCAAGACTGTATTGTTTCCTTCCAGACACATAAGATAATTTATTACATAAATAACCAAGAGGATTTTTAACATTCTCATAAACATTTTCAACAAAATCAATATGTTCGCCCATTTTATCACAATTTTCTTTGATGTCTTTTTCAAAAAAACAGATAATACGATCTAATTTTTCATCAATTCGTTCAAATTTTTCGGCTAAATCAATAATTTTATTTTCCAAATTAGAGATACGTTTATCATTGATATAATTTTTAGTATAAATTATGTTGTTATCAGACATATAATTTATACTCAAATAAATAAATAGAAAATATAACACATCCAAATTAAAACAATACTTCGCATAATCCATAGTAGGATATTATTATTCATAACAGTCTTATGAACAATATTATTATAAGGTATAAAATGAATAATAAATGTAGAAACGACAAATAGTATACTTCTAAAAATCCATTCAATATTTTTTTCATATACTAAAAAATTCAAGAAACCCGTGAAAATAATTTTAGGTATTAGATCTCCTTTCATCATACCAATAATAGAAGCTAAAATTAAAGTATCATAGCTAATTTTTTGCTGTAAAACAATCAATAATAAAAAAGGGATCATTACGTTTATAGTGCCATACATACTCCATTCTTCTTTATCAAAAAATTTTAATTTTAATTCCATGCTTATATATATAGAATGGAAAATTTAAGTATAAAAAAAATAATTTTACTAGTGGGTGTTATAATGTTAACAACGATGTATTTTTTTTCAGGAATAAATAAGATACAAAATTTTTCAGCAACAGCTTCAGGATTAAGTAAAAAACCAATATTCAAGATGTTACCTGAACTATTTTCAAAATTATCTTTATTAGGTGTAATAGTATTGGAATTATTGGCACCAATAATAATTATCCTGGCGATATTTAATACAAATTTAAAATTTTTAGCAAGTTTATCAGCAATAGGATTAGGGATATTTACTTTATTAGCAACATTATTATATCATTTTCCACCAAATGGAGTTGAATTTTATTTCTTCATGAAAAACATAACAATAATTGGTGGATTTATTGTATTGGCTTTATTCTTTAATAATTAATTTATTTTCTAATATAAGGATAATTTTCTTTAAACCAACCATATGTTTTCTCCAATCCCTTATCAATTGGTGTAAAGTGAAAATCAGGATAAAAAGATTTAAATTTGGCATTAGTAACAGTTTTTTTCATACAACCATCACTTTTTGTGGTATCCCAATGTATTGCATCGGTATCAACGCCAATATAAAAAGCAATCATATCAACAATATTCTTTATTGTATATTCCTGATCATTACAACAAATAAGAGGTGTAGTTACATTATAGTGTTCACCTAATAAAACATCAAGAATTATCCTGGCAAAATCTTCAACATATAGAAATTGTCTTAATGGTTTACCCGTCCCATAAGCGACTAATTCATTCCCCAGTAATAATTCTCTATGAAATCTATGCATAATCATAGGAATAAAATGACCATTTTTTAAATTAAAGTAATCATGTTTGCCATATAAATTTACTGGAATAAGACAAATATATTCTCTATTAAATGCTTTATTATAGTGAGAGCATTGTTTTTCCAGCATCCGCTTAGCATAAGCATATCCTTCATTAGAAATATGCGGTGGTGATTCGTGTATCATCGTTTCGTCCATAGGAAAACGACTTGGGTTATTAGGATAAATACAGGATGATAAACAAAAAATACCTCTGTTGATGTTGTATTTGTTACAGACGGATAAAACATTCATATTTATTAAAATATTATCGTTAAACATTTCAATATTCCCATTCATATTTTTATATAAACCACCTACATTGGCGGCCAAATGAATAATATAATCAAATTGATTACGTTTGAAGTAATCATCAACATCTTTCAATATAGTTAAATCCAAACCTTTTCCATCATTATTATCTGCTTTACTTTTCGATACATAATAAAATGTATGATAGTCTATCATATCCGAAAAAATTTTAATTGCATTGCCAACTAAACCAGTTCCACCAGTTACACAAATTTTCATATAAATAAATACATCAATATCTATTTATATAATTATAATTGTTGATATCTATTTCCATCGCGATCTCTTATATATAATGTTTTACTAGCTATATTAAAATAATATTCATATATACCGATAACCCCCCATAACCCATAATAAACACTTAAAAATATGGTAAAATAACCCATATATATAATAATAAAATATTAAAACCAATGCCCAACGGAAAAGTACATGGCATAAACAATAGCATTTAATACGCCTTCAGGACGACTGGCAATATCACCCCCGATATAATGACCAACACCTTCTTGAATTCCTAATGCTAAAAAAGAAGTAATAAATCCTTTTTTAAACAACCACCATCGTAGAGTAGAAGGGTTGTGTATTTTATATTCATTGATTGCGTATTTTAAAGGAAGATAATAAAACATTAAATACATTAAAAAAACTCTTTTATCAATTCGGAAATAATGACCGGCATAAAGAGTATATAAATTATACGCGAGCATTTTTGATTGGTTATAATTAAGACCTAACAATGTTGGGATCCATTGTAATATTCCAAAAATAGTAAAAGGCATACCCATAGTATGAATTCGTGCGTTCCATGAGGATAAATGAGCTTCAGCATAATAATCAACACCTGTTTGTCCAACATGAATATACGGTTTAAGCAAATCATATGAATAATAACCTAAAATACTTGAACAAATATATGGTGTATATGGAACAATTTTCGTAAATTTTTCTAATATATTATTAGAATTATCTATTTTTTTTGACATTATATATAAATTACTCTTCTTTTTAAATAAATTTTCAATATTGATATAATATATATATGATTAATCAAGTAGGAGGAACGTCAAAACTTAGAAAAGACAAAGGGATATGGTATATAAATGCAAATCGCGACGGTGCTAATGAATTTATAAACGGAATTTTCAATTTATCAGGATTTATACCAAAACAATGGAATAAAAAAGGATCAAATGATAGAACGGGAAAAAAAAGAGCTAATGGGTGGATAAGTGAAATGGGTTTAGCTGAATTAGCGAATAATATAGCTAAAAAGAGAATAAATATAAATAGTAATAACAATAATGATATACATGGCAATCTTCATAGAGGTTCGATTAGCTTAGGAAAGAATACAAAAATAGCGAACGTATTAAATGAACTATATGTTATTGCTAGTAATAATAGCAAAACATTAGAGGACTATATATTTAAAAGTTCTATTAGTGCGACATCAACTGAATTTAATAGTTTACCATCAAGAATTAAATCAAAAAAAAACGCTAAAACGGATGAAAGTATACAAGAAGAAAGAGAAAAGGCGTTGAATTATCTCGATGATTTGGTTATTAATTCAAGAAGATTGGTAAATCAAAAGCATAAAAGACAGCACCCAACAAGTACACCACAATCAGTAGCTCATGAAAATCGCGCGAAGCAATCAAAAACGAATAGCGACGATAAAAAAAAGAAAAGGGCATTATCAAGAAAAATAAAAAACGAGACAATAAAACAAGAAAAAAAAATGAATGATAATAAAAAAAATAATAAAAAACGTGTTCAAAATACATGGGGAAATGCTGCTATGATGTTAACTGCTGTTAATTCAAAATCACAACCAACAAACTTAAAAAAAGGAACCATTAGATGTAGTGAGTGTGAGAGTGAGAAATCTCCCACAAAATTTACAGAGAAACAAAGAAGTAAAAAACCAACTAAACGTAAGTGTATGTCCTGTACTTCAAGTATGAATATGAAGAAGGTTGGGAGAAGAAGTAGGAAACAAAAAACGCGGCAAACTAAAAAAGCAAAAAAGAAATCAAAGAAAAAAACGCGTAAAAATAATTAAAAAATATTTTTTTAAAAATTTTTAAAAAATTGATTCAGAAAAATATTTTTTTGTATAGAATAATAACAAGACAATAGCATTAAAATGCCAAGAACAAAGTATCAACAACCAACTGAGGTTAACATACCAACCGTAACTGCCTCTACTCGAGGCGATGAAGCCCTTAAAATTTTAAGGAAATTTGGAGTAGTAATAATACCACTAAATACTATTACAACAGCAGAAAGGGACGCAGCATTAAATGCTACACAGCTATACAGCAACGCTAATCGGGTATTTAAAAAAAGCGAAAATGTAGTAGAGCCTACTATGGAGATGAAAAAGGATCCTAGAAAATTTAAGGCTCCAAAAGTACCAGATGCTACACAGGGTATGATACATCAATACGCTACACCCTTAAATATCTTAATTCAAAATGACGATACATTCAGAGAAGCAATGGTAAAGCTATACCAAACAGAAGACGGTAAGGAATGGTCTGGTAATTACGCACCCAATAGATTAAGGATGAATAATAAAAATCGTTATAATGATAATAGCCTACACATAGAAGGTAAGGAAATATTTTTGAAAGATAAGAATACGGGTGAAATAACCCTATCACCACACGGTGAGAAGGCTACAATAGTAGGTGTAGCAGGATTAAGAAAATTCGTATTCTGGGATATGAACGGCGCAAATTTGAAGCCCCTATACGATTACTGGGTAAAGCACGGGTGTAAACATTGGACTAAGCCTGAACCAGCATTCATGAACCAACACTATAGTGGTAGACGTAGGGTTGTAACAGTAGATTGTAATACTCACCCTATGCTAATAGTATGGGACGAGCATACCCCACATGAAATAGCGGATAGCCCATCATTATCGGCTTTTATCAGCCCTATCACTAATTTTAACACTACTAAAATTAGTAAGGTAATGTCCTATCATCCTGATGAATACTTAGGGTTAACAAAGCATGAGAGCGACTTACTAGGCATGTGCTATGGCCTGCCTGGTTATGAGTGGCCCTCCGGAAAAATGGCATATCAGTTTTGCCATACTAGAACATACGGTCATTATTTACCACGTATACAGCAGCGCTATAAAATACAATCACGATCTGGAAAACAAACATTTAAGATGAAATTACCATTAGGTGGAAAATTCGACCAACATACGGTGGAATATCAAGCCAAATTAAAAGACATAGGAATAGTATTGCCAAAAGTTGCTTTTGCGAAAACGACACCAAATTTCACTACTGATATTACAAAATTTCCGAAAAGAGTATTAATAGATTACGGTTATATTTCCCTATTAAAAACAGATGAGGAAACAGTGGCCGAAGCATTATTAGAATTATCACAAAAAAATCAAAACAAAAAATTTATTTCAATAGGTCATCATCATTAATTTACCCACATTGTCTAACCCTCTGTATATAAACTTTTACTAACCCAATATTCTTTCCACCCTTTTTCTAGGTAAATAGGACGGTTGTGTCCTGACAAAATTTTTTGTTTGCATTCTTCAGCATGGCGTATCATTTGATAACTAGAAGCTAAAAAACCTTTATTACAATGAAAACAAGTTCGTACAACAGGCATTACAATATGTTAAAAAATAATATTTAAATCAACTTTGAATATTATTAATCCATAGTAAAAATAGTGCTTTTCATAACCTTAGTAAAACTCTTAGCATGGTTGCTAAGTTCATGTGTCCATTCAGAAAGTTGATCGCCCCAATCAGATTTGGTAGAACGTTCAACAATATTAATAATTTGCATAGAAGCTTCTTCTTCATTTTCCCCAGGAATAAGTCGTTCGATAACATGATTTTTAATAGTTAAAAAATCGTTCTGATAATTTTTAATTCCGGGCCTGGAGAATGATAAATAAGTTAGTAAAATATACCATAAACTACTTCTTCTTCTAATTAATTTATAAGCTTCCTTACATTTATTTTTAAACTGATTAAATGTAATAGAACCACTACCACCCAACATATCAAGCATATCTTCGGTTATTTTCATTTCAACTTGAACATGCTTAGGATCATCTCCTAATAAATAACTAAAATCTATATGTAACAATTCTCCATCTTTTGTGACAAGAATATTTTCCATATGTCTATCACCAACCCCTAGAACATAACATAAAACACAGGAAGAAACACATGTGGTTACAAATTTTTCCCGCAATTGTTTCACGGTATAATTAGGGTTTAAATCCATAATAAAATTTAAAAGTGACGATTGATATTTATGTTTAATATCATATAATGTGGAAGTATGGTCAACCATTTCAATCCATCCAGTTTCAGTATCAATAGGGAAAACATCATATTTCTTTATATTAACATAATCATTACATATTCGTTCAATCCATGAAGCAACGATCATAGTTAATTTATCTTTGCGAACATCTTCTAATTTCACTAATAAATTAACTATTCTTTGTTTCTCATTATCAATAACTAATAATGGAATTTTCCACGGTTTGGTAGAAGAACGAATAATAGCAATACCTTCAGTAAGAATATTAATACATTTTATTTCAGGGTTCCACGGTAATAAGACATATTTATATTTATCAAACCAACGAATAATTTTTTGATGGAAATCATTTATATTTACGTTATTTTTAACATGATAATTAATAAATTGTATAAAATTATCACATTTTTCGAGTTCCATTCTAGTTTCTTTGTCCAATAAATTATAAAAACGATTAAACAGTGGATATAATTTTTTTTCAATATATGGATCAAGCATTTGAAATTTACATTCGTAATAAAAAGCAAATGTTAATTGTATATCAATTACACAATTGGGAATAATAGATACGGTTCCAATGTCATTATACTCCCTGGCGATTTTAACTAACCATGGCATATTATTTTTATTTTCATATGAAGTTCTTTTTTTTAATTCATTAATAATCCATATTCGTGCATTTCTATTCGCCATAACATTTTTTCGATACGTTAGTTCCAATATTTCTTCTATTTTTGGAACAGAGGAACAATTCCGTTTACAACCTAATTCTTTACAGGTATATAACTGACCATGACCTCTATAATAATCAATAATTTTATCCACATTTGAAATATCATATGACTGTGTAATGCTTGACATACATCGGGTCATCAAATGATAGTGTCCGGAGAATTCTTTACGATGTGTCCATAATATTGTCCGTTCTAATTTTGAGAATTTTTGCGATGGTAATTTATATTGAATGCCCTTATAAAAAGAAATTATAGTATTAATAGATTTACACCATTTTTTACAAACTAATCTAAGGTTATAAAAATCAACAATGACAATGGGAAGATTGGCAAAAATATAAATATCTTCTGAAGATTTATTTATAAAATCCGTTTTCTTTTTACAACCTTCGCACATGCGTTTTTCTTCATTTTTTTCTAATAGACTGCTTAATGAGAATGATTTATTTGGGGGAGTTGTAATATTAACCAAACTAGAAATACGACCTCTAGATGTAGTACAAGCATTACAAAAAATTCGCCCACAAATTCTACAATGATGCTTTCTATTCCACATAGTAAATTGAGTAGAACAACCATAACAATGTGTTATGTTATTACTTGGGATCCATATAGATGGAGATATTTTTGGAATAGATGTATCAAAAATCTGTTTTCGTGTTTCCAACATCATTGACATGGACATATTATCATAATTTTCATAATTATCATTCATATAGATACATAATTATAAGAATAAAAATTTAGTACTTGATTGTATATAAGTAATTTGCTAAATAAAAAAATTGAATATAAAAATTAAAAAATATATACGTTAATTAGTAACATGGTTAAAATAAAACAAGGAAAAGATTTTAAGCCTCGTAAGAAGGGTAAAGATAAGAAAAAAAATACTTTTAAAAAATATGGAAAAAATACATCTCGTGGAATGAGAATAAAAGAAACAGAAATTGCAAAAAAAGCTGAAAAGAGAAAACAAAATAAAAAATGAAAAAGATATATCAAATCTATTTAAATATAGAACTTTTTTAATTAGTATATGAGTGAAGCAACAAAAGCTGACTTTAAAGATGATGTATATAATAAAAATGATGAAGAAATGTCAACAACTTCTGATGATACAGAAAATTCGACAGAAAATTCGACAGAAAATGATGAAGAGTTGTTTGATGAGTTTGGTGTAAATATTAAAGCGAAGAACGAGTTAAAAGAACTGTATCCAGATTGGAATGATGAAAAAATAATTGAAGTAGCTAGTGATCCTGCTTTATACTTTGCGTATTGCAATAGTGATGGCGAAAAGAAAGAGGAAAAGATGGCAGAGACATTAAATAAAGTAGATAAATTGTTAACTGAACAAGTGAAAGAAGAGTTAAAAGATTTAAAAGATTTAAAAGATTTGGTGAAAGATATGCCTTTTTTTGTTCCTACAGGCATATACACCCCAATAAATAAAATGACAATGGACGTATTCAAACAAACATTGGGAGAAAAAGTAGTAAAAGATTTGAACAATTATGAAAAATATCATCAAAATAAAGCAAATAAACAAATTCATTATATGGCCTTATTAAATAACATATTTTATACAATGGCACTATTGAGTGTATTTAACACTACATTTATAAAAGTTGATTTTATAGTATTTTTGTTTTATATTTTATATTATAAGTTGTATGGTAGTGATTATTGTGCCGTTTTTATGGGAGGATTTCTAGGAAATATATACGTATCAAGTAAAATATATACATTGATGTTGCCAAATCATTTTTGGTATTCGTTGGTAATGCTTTCGAGTTCCTGGTTTTTACAATTTTACGGGCATATTATTTACGAAAAAAATAGCCCTGCTTTAACAACATCCTTATCACAATCATTTACAATAGCACCTGTTCATCTTGCGGTAGAATCAGTAGAAAAAATGGGCGGTGTGATGGCAATTATTGACGGATTTATTGAAGGACGGATATTTTGGAGTAAAAAAATAGATATGGTTTTAACATGGTATAGAAATAGAAATATATCAAAAAATAAAAAAGATTAAATATTTTATATGACATTGTAAAATATTTAAAGCATAACTTCACTAACTATTTCATATTGGTCTTCATTTTCTTCATCTATATTATCCCAAAAAGAAGCAAACCCATCATAATCAGTATCATCATTTGATACTTCTAATGTAAGTACTATTGGCGATGGTTGGTGAGTGGCCTTTATTTTTTTTTTATATTCTCTATTAATCAATTTTTCAGCAATTCTTTTTCTATTAATTTTAACATCTTTATAGTCATTGAATTTTTGAATACTATTATTTAATTTTTCATTTAAATGTTCTTCTAATTTTATTTTCATGTTAAATTCTGTTTTACAGTCATTAATGAGATCTAAATATTGATCATATATTTCATCAAGTTTATATTCTTCATTTTCAATTTGTTGTCGTGTTTCTGCTAACATACCACGCATTCTAACTTGTCGTGTCATGGCTTGATTTGCGCTTCTAATAATTTTGGTCTCTTCTTCTTGAAGTTTAATTTTATTCATTTCTAGTTCCATTATTCTTCGCTGTAATCTAGAATGATATCTAACCGACCGACGAGTAGACCTATCCAATTGGTTAATATCGATATTTGGTCTATACAATGCGGTTCTACACATAGCACAAGTATTCTTTTGGTTCATCCATGTAAACAAACAAGTTGAACAATAATAATGTCCACACGGAGTAACGCTCATATTTAATGAATGTAAATCATTATAACAAACACAACAAGAATGCGTAGTTTTATTAGCAGTTTGAACTTTTTTCAAATAAATCATTTTTTTTCGTGCGAGAAATCCTCGAACAATAGTTTGAATTTTAATAGCAAAAGGATTTTGATAATTAATTTCCAGAGTTTCAATCATTTTATCAACACAGTCTTGTGTATCTATTTCAATAAGTAGATTTCTTTGAACTTCTCTTAATTGAAGACGTGGAACACTAGGTATATTTCGCCTAAGAATTCTATTCCGACCCTGACCTAAATTCCTGTATCCTGTTGGAGTAAGTAAATTTTCACGGTTTATGACATCATGACCGCCAAGATAATGATGAAGATATTGAGTAAAATTACTAGCATTTCCATTATTAATGATACCACCAGCAATAGAGTTAGGACTTGGCATAGTAGCTTCTTCAATAAACATTTCCTCATCTTCATTTAAAGGTGCTTCTTCTAACGAAGGCATAGACATATCACTATCACTATCATTCCCTGATACTACAATTTCATAATCGGAATTTTCATCATCACTAAATATATTTTCGGACCATACATTCATTATTATTATTATTTATATTAATTATAATAATGATTTTTTAATTCAATTTTATTAAAATATTATCAAGTTTCAGTGGCGATTGTGAACGATGTCTGCGTTTTATAATATTAGTTATTTTTTTTGTTTCATGTTCATCTTTTCCTTGTTTGTTTTTACTATTTTTCAATTTTTGTAATAATTTGGCAAAATGACTTTTAAGCATTATATTAATTAAATTTTTTTTTTTATTATATTTTTGTGCCAAATAATGTAAATATCATAGGCATTCCCATAGTAGAGGGTAATTCATTCGAATTAATATTAAACATAGACGACATTGTGTTATTATTATTGCTCTGCATTATACCATTGGTTCTAGATGCCATAGCTTTTTCAATATCCTCATTATTTAATCCAAATAATTTACCGGCTGTTTTTGCCAATTCTTTTATATCGAAATCTTCGTTATTACCAGATAGAATTTCAGTATTATTAATTGGGTTTTCAAGAGGATTGGTATTAGTTATATTGGGAGGATTTATATTCGTTTTAGTCGGGTCAAAGTAAGTAGAAAATTTATAAAAAAGAAAATTAACAACAACTAAAACAATAAGTAGAAATAAGTATTGATTTATTTTTTCAAAAATAGTTTTTTCAGGTCCTATTTCTTTTGAAATAATAGTTTCAATAATCATTATATTTTTTTCAGTAACCAATCCTATTTCAGTTTTATTATCAATTTTGGATTTTATAATATTGAGAGCATTTCTGAATTGATGACAAACATGTTTATAACTATTGGCTTTCAATGCTTTAATAGCTAAACCTTTTCGGATTTTTAAATTTTGTTGATATAATTTAACATTATTATAACATAGGGCTTGTGTATGTAGAGCAATAATTTGTGGTGTTGCGCAAAATTTAAAATAATCAACGTTTTGAACCAATTTTAAATATTCAAGAATATCAGGTATATTTTCGAGATTATCATTGATTAGTTCATTAATACAATGATTAGCATTTGGAGATTCGGGAAGACGTGAAAAATCATCACTATATTTTCCCCAAATATCCTTCGGCCACCATTGTTTATTCAATTCAATATCTTCCTTGTAATCACGAATGATATTTGTTTTTTGTAAAAAAATTCCCATGCTTTTATCTAATCCACCTTTTCTATGATTCGAAAAAACATTTTTATTTTTAATAGTTTGTTTTATAAAATTAGCATCTTCAAAACCGTTTACAACGCTAAATTGTGTTAATATTTCCCCAACAAGTCCAGCAACATAATAACAATAATCATTATATTGTTCAACCGTTTCTATCTTTGAATCTAAATACTTTATCATTCCTTTCGCCATTTTTTTTATAATTTTATTGGTTAATGTTCTGCTTTTATTGGATAAAACAGAGCTTACTTTCATAACTCTACTATAATTATTTATCAATCGCTGATGTTTTACATCATTAATTTCATATAATATATCATTTGTTTCTTTATAAAAATATTTAAGTATTTTTTTCTTTTTTTTCAAATCACCATTTAGTATCTGTGTTTCATCTTCAATGGTATCTAACGCTCGTGCTCTTAAATATAATACAACAAAATCAATTGAAATATTATTAGGTAATTGACAAATTACTTCAGCAAATGATCTGGAAACATCTTTTAATACATCATAACAAAATGTAATATCATCGCGAATATCGGCATCGAAACGTGTATCCGTTAACCACCATTTTTCGTGTGATTGTTTTGTAAAATTATAATGAAGCATCAATAATATTTCATCTAAATGAAATATATGATTTTTTATTATTTCTAACATTAAAATAATAAAAAATTATATTTTTAGGTTTTAAATGTATTTATCTATAAATATTAGCTCGCAATGAGTTTACCCAGGAATTAATGGAATTATCGCGATATGGTAATGGTAAAGGAGCTCCTGCTGCGGGTGGTGAAGCAGACCTTACATCATCTTCTTTATTGTTCATGGTATGTTCTACATTTTTTTCAACGTTATTAATTAAAGTATGTAATTTTTTATAAACTTTTGTATTTTGTTTTTTCAATATTTTAGTTTGTTTTTTATATTTTTCTAATTCACTCATTATATTAATGAAGTAAAAATAATTAACTAGATTAACGAATACGAAATATAGTTATATTAAAAATAATTATTAAATATATAATGGAATGGATGAAAAAATTAGAGGACGATAGACGTATTAGAGATTTAAATGCAATACCAAAATCACACGATTCAGGAGCGGTGCATCCTTATAAATGCTTGGAATATTTGCCGTGGCAATGGGCAAAATGTCAAAACAAATCAATAACCGGTCAGTTGAACGTCGGGATAAGGGCATTTGATTTGAGATTTAGAAAATTAAAAGATGGGAAAATAAATATACCACATGGGTTTTTATCAAATTATACATTAAGAGGTGTCTTAAATGAAATAAACAAATTTTTGAAAGAACACCCTAGTGAAATAGTATTTTTATTTTTTAAAAGAGAATGGAAGAGTAGAGATGAATGGAATGAAAAAGATACACGTGATGTTTGGAAAGAAATAAATAAATACAAAACGATAGAAGAAGATATAAACATAAATACTAAAATAAAAGATTTAAGAGGTAAAATAGTTCCTCTTCCTGAGTATTTCATATTTAATCATTTATGTAAAGGAAAATTAAATGCTTATGATAACATAATAGTTAATAATAGTTGGTGCTTAAAAAGTTTGTGTAGTGTAACATCTAACATTAAAAATTTTTTATTAGAATGTAAAGAAGACGAAGAATATAAGATACTTGAAATACAATTAAATTATGTAGCATTTTATGGAGTAATTCCTCCTAGGATAGCTTCATTTTTCACAAATTTATGGTTTCGTAACAATGTAAAAAAAATTAAACAATGGAATGAAAAACCTGGTTTTATTGGAATAGATTTCGCTGGTAAAAAAACGTGTAAAGCAATATATCAAATGAATTTTTAATTATTGAAGTTTATCTTCGTGTGGAAATAAACTAAATGGTGGCATAAATTTAACGGTTTCTCCAGATAATGAAAAATCATTTGGTGCTAATATACTCCAATCGGTTTCAGGAACCAATAGACCAACCTTTGTATAAATATAACCAACTAAAGCACTACAAAAAAAACGGTTTGTTTTTTGAGGATTAATATCTTTTTTCAAAAAAGCTTCTACCCAATCAACTGGACAAATATCATAAGGTTTATTGTAAACAACATCATGTATATGTTTTAAATTATAGTTAGTAAATGGGCTAAATTCCCAGGTATTAATTTTTCTAACATAAACATGTCCATTTTTATAAGCATCAAGAACTTCTTTGATGGGAGTTATTTGTACACCTAATTTATGTTTTCCATCTTGTGGATCGGGATTGTCTTCCCAACTAGATTCCCAAATATACAAACCTTCTAATTGTTTATCTAAAAAAGTTGGATTTTTTAAAACCATAGCAATATGACTATAATTGCTATGACTTCCCCATTTAATCATTTTTGTAAACCATCCAAATACTCCTGGGCTATTATCATTAAATAATAATAAATCACCAGTTTTTAAATCATCTAATAATTTTTCATTGAGTAGTTCAGTATTTTCATCAATAGATTCTTCGTCGCTTGATGTATCATCTATCTTCCGACTAAGAATATCATTGTCTTCTTCATCAGAAACTGGTTCGATTTCTTCATTAACTTCTTCAGCAACAGATTCTGTTTCTTCATCAATTTCTTCTGGAACAGATTTGATTTCTTCATTAACTTCTTCTACTACCGGTATTGTTTCTTCATTAACTTCTTCTGAAGTTTTATTAACAATTTGTTTATTTTCTTCTTGTTCGGACATTATAATAAATGTATAATAATTATGTTTAAATATAAATATTTGTATTTATAAAAATCCAGACAAATATTAATGGTAAGAAAAACAAAAACAAAAACAAAAACAAAAACAAGAAAAAGAAGAAAAAAGAGTAAAAATAAAACAAGAAAATCAAAAAAAAAGAACAAGGAAAATGTCCTTAGTACTGATATATATGACGAGTTTGCAAAATTTAAAAAAAAATTGAAAAGAAAAAGTATAAAATAAATAAGACATATTTACAAACAACAACAAAAAACAACTTAAGACAACTCACTTATAATAACACAATAATGCCATACCAAAACAAAACACAACAGAAGAGAGGAGGATTCCGCGGACGCGGACGAGGAAGAGGAAGAGGAAGAGGACGTAGAAACTTTCGTAGAAATAAGAAGCAAGAAAAGGCAGTATTTGATAATAGAATTAAATACCCTAAGACAGCGGCAGATTTTAAAACTTACCTAGCTCCTGGTAGTAAAAAATGGTTTGAACAGTGTAAACTTGAGCGAACTTTCAAGAATTCGCAGGATAGAAAGAAAACAGAACAGAGGTATTTGACAGAAATTAAGATAGAAGAATGCGAAGATTATTCCAAATATCTACCAGTTGCGTTTCCAACAATGAATGGAAGCACAAATCATCATATAGTTGATCCAAATGATGACCCAAAAGGTGAATATTTTCATGCTGAAGCAGGAACATCAGGAGTAAATTACAGTGTTGAACCAAATTCGTGGTCGGATTTTTGGAAAACGCGTCGTGGAAAACGAACTGGATATTATTTACAATATCTTAATGAAAGAAGAAAAAATAAAGAGAGATATGAAAGGATGAAGACGACAAAAGACAAGGAACTTAAAAATGTTCCATCCTCTTATATAAATACGGTTCAGCAATCGTATAATAGAGTAGCTGAACGATGATCGAATAAAATAATAAGATAATAATATAAAATTTTTTTATTAAATAAATTGATTAAAAATTACTTTTTTTTAATTTACTCAAACAATGAGCAAATTAACAACAATATTCGATCCGATACATGGGCATATAACAATAACAGAAAACATGAGAAAATTTATAGATACACCAGAATTTCAAGCATTAAGATGGAAACAACAATTGGGAGTAGCTAGTTTTGTTTTTCCTAGTGCTACACATAGTAGGTTTGAACATAGTATTGGTGTAAGTCATTTAGCAGGTATTATGGTAAAAACAATACACAATCAATTTCCTACTGTGTATTTATCTCCAAAATCATCAGAGAGTGAGGATGTATATAGAAATACTTTATGGGAAGATGTAAGATTAGCAGGATTATTACATGATATAGGTCATGGTCCATTTAGTCATTTATATGATAATTGGATGCATGAATTTTCAAAATTTCAATCGGACTGGGATCATGAAGAAAGATCAGTGAGATTAATAAAAGAAATAAATATACGAGAAGAAATTATACCAGATTGGAGAATTAAAAGAATATGTGATATGATTGTTCCTGGTAAAACCTCATTTGATAGTAATATAAAATGGCATAATCAAATTGTTGCAAATAAATTATGTGATATAGATGTGGATAAAATAGATTATATAATGAGAGATAGTTACCATTTGGGTATAAAATGTGGGGGTGAATACGAACGATTAATAAGACAAGTTAAAATTGTAAATTATAAAGGTAAAAAGGTATTAGGTTGGCCAGATAAGTTACAGGATGAAATTTATAGTTTATTTCAAACACGATATAAATTACATAAAAGATTTTATAATCATCACACTGTAAAAGCAATAGAAATTTTACTAACAGAAGGACAAAAAGGAATACCTAATATGATGTATCCAGACTCTTCTATCATGGATACTAATTATAATTCACAGGAAATATATAAAAGAAATTTACCAAAAATGTTAAGTGAAATAGTATTGGCACCTAATTTACATAAAGAAATATGTAATAAAATACAAGAGTTTAAAAGTGATATTAAACAACCGTTAACAGCATTAAAAAGATTAAATGGTTCGTTGAAAATATATTTTTCAATAGCAAAAATAGGATTTTCAAGTGATTGTAATAACCCCTTTTTAAACATACCATATTATGATAGCAAACATACAGAAAATGTATATCCAGAAGGATATACGAAACAACAAACCGATTTTGAAGTAACAAATCATTATAATTATCAAGAAATTATTGTTAGAATATTTATAAAAAATAATAGAGAACTAAACACTGAAGAAAAGCAATTATCAAAAATAATAACAAAGAAAATGGAAGAGGAATTAATCCTATTAAAACCTGCGTCGCCAAATACATTGGGAAACGTAAAAATTCATTCCATTTTCGAAGAATAAAGAAAGAGAATAAAAAATTTTTTTCTTACATCTTTGTAATGGACGAAAATATTATAAATAAAAAAGATTCGGAATCAGAAAAAATAAAAGTTTCGGAAGAAAAAACATTTAAAATGAATCATGTAATAATGGGAATTATTTATATAAATTATAAGACATTATTTCATGATAAATGGAGAAAACGATTTTTTGAGTTAAAAAATAACAGTATAGAACATTGGAATATGATAAAAAAACATAAGACGTGTAGGACAATAAAAAATATACATAAATATACATTTGATCCAATATGGAGGGGTGAAATTTCAAAATTATTTAAATTTAAAATGTGGAAAATAAGCAACAAAAAAATTTTTAATAAAAAAAAGGAATATGTATTTGGTTCTCAAAATTTAGAACATTTACAATTTGTTAGAAAAAAATTAATTCATATGAGTGAGGAAAACGATGTTCTTAGAATATTAAATTGAATAATTTGTTATTGAGAATATAAATAACAAATTATGTTTAGTAGTAAAATTATCCCGAAACATTTAAATAATTGTAAAATTCGTGTTAGTTGGTTTGATAAAACAAATTCAATGTATTATTATGGTGATTGGAGAAATTATAATAATAAAAAATTTTTAGCACGATGGGTTGATAATCAGAATAAAATATATGAAGATCAATTTTATAGAATTGAGTATAAACGATTAAAATAAAAAATACAAAAATAGCAATGGAATTGATTTATATTATATTAATATTATTGACATTGCTTTTTTGTTTCATTGGTATTCCAGTATTATCTATATATTTAAAAGAAAAAAAGGAAAATAAACCATTATTAGTATAATTATTTACAATATGGTCCATAAAACATCATGCAAAAACAAAACATGGGAAAAATCAACAACCCAATGGTCAATAGTTTAAAAGGTACATAAGCAATACAACGAATACAATTAAACCCACAAGATTTTTTTCTCTTTTCTAATTTTTCTTGATTACCGCTATAAGTAACAAATACATTATCATAAATATCAACAGCAGTTTCTGGTAAATAATTGAAATACATCTCTTCAAATTCATTATCCAGGTTCATAATAAATTCAAATGCCAAACTATTCAAGACCATATCTTTAATATCATTTTCAACAAAAATAACCCATAAATTAGCACCATATACCAATAAACCAAATCCAAATTCTTGAAACGTATCCAACATAACCCACATATCAATAGCTGGTTGCATTTTATTTAATCTGGTTCGATCAGTTAAGTTATCCCAAAAAAAGAAACTTTTAACAAAATAAATCATTGAAACACCCAACATCATTAATTTTTCAAGAATAGTTCCTTGATTTGGACAAACACTACCATCGAAATCTTGTGCTTCATTCGCTAATAAAATACCAAAAAATAACCATTGAGCAAATGTAATTACAATTGGTAAGAAAGCCAACAATGAAAAAATATGACTACAATACATTGCGTTTTTTTGTTTTAATATATCATTTTTATATCCTCTTTTAAAATGATATTTCATTAAACTAAACATACCAAACTTAGGGTCTGTGAGTATAATTTCCTTTTTTTCATCGTCATTAACAGCAGCCAATACCGTCGCAAGTCGTTTAGGTTGCCCATGTATTGGGGTCCAACATTCTGGATTTATTTTACGTGAATGTTCGGTTCCAATTAATAAATCATCTTTCATTTTTGATCCTATATGAGAACATAAAAAAGATAAGTTTTTAAAACAGATAGTAAAAAAATTAAACATTTTTAAATTAATATTTAAAATACTTTTAAATACTTTTTATAATCATTTTGATCCTAATGTGTTACCCTTACCTGAAAATGGAACAAAGCCATTATTTTTTTTGAAATTTTTTAGATTTGGACGTTGTAATGGTTTATTTTCATTATTGAAAACCACATCGGTAGGTGGTTCAGGTGATTTAAGTTTCTGTGGTTCGATGTAATCAATGGGAGTATCAAAATCAACATTTAAATCGACATTCAATATCTGTATAACATCGGCTGGCTTTGTTTCAACAACGTCAATCAACCATGTTTTATCAAGATATTCAATAGCAATTGTCTCGCCCTTTGAAAGAACAGGATAATGTTTATTTATGCCTTTTTCCAAAACAACTTTTGGATTGGATAACTCACCAAAAGCCGTTTCATGTAAACGAAATTTTACATAATCTCCTTTTGGTGGAAAACATAAAGAAAGTTCTATGGGTTGACCTTCTACAATACCTAACATTTCCATAATTCTCCATGGAGAAAACATAACACCGGGTGCGGAGGAAAATTCCTGAACAGCACAAACAACTGATAATTGATTGTCTGTATTTTTAAGATTAAAATACATAGGAAATTCTTGATCTTTTATTTCATGTAAAACATTAGGTGGTAAAAATATTTTATTACTAAATTTTACCTGGTCTTTTACCGATTGTGTTTTATCGCTACAGTTTAAACTGAAGCACATAAGTTTGGTTTTAAATTCTCCTGTTAAAGATGCCATATTGTTATAATAACTATTATTTATTTTAAAAACTCTTTTCAATTTAAAATAAATAGTCACGATGAAATTCTCTCATCATAAATCTATTATCGATGGTTTTATTATAACAATCTTCGCAAAATTGCCCCATGCCTTCAATATATCCAAAACGAATATAAATACTATCGCTTGTCAAATATGGTGTATAACCGTTGCAAGTAACGCATCGTTCTATTTTTTTAGGTAATGGTAATGTTATATTTATATTTTGTTTTTTCAATGTCCTATTCAATAAATATTCATGTTTATTTTTAAAATTATCCCATATCATCAAATCTTTTCCGCATGGAACACAAGTATAACTGTTATATTTATTGAAATATAACATATTATTATCTTTTTCAAATGATTTTTGCCAGGTATAACAAACAATATGTGCGTCCATAACAATAGATGGTTTAACTATTTTATTACAAACGAAACATTCGCGTTTTAAAAGAGATACAGATGTTGTCATTATATTATTACAATGAAAATCTTTAAACTTATATTGTAGATATTAAATCCAATTCATACCACTTCTTACCATCGTAAATAGTATATTTTGTTTTCGTATAGGTTTTAATTCTAAACTAACATCTATTAATTTATTCTCACGCAAACATTTAAATCGTAATTGTGTAGATTTTTCTACAAAATAAAAACAATCATATATCTGGTGTGTATTCAAAAATGAATCAATAGCATCATATACATGATATTTTGGAACTTTATTCCATAATCTAGATGTGCCATCCTGGCCATTTACAAAGATAATACAGAAAATAAATACAATCAATAGAAATATTTTTTTCATTATACTATCAAAAAAATATTTATTTATATTATTTTATTAAGTTTAAAAACGTATCAATATTTCTTAGATGTTTTTTGGCTTGGCCCTGAAAATGAATACTATATAAATTATAGTATTTTTTGTTTATAATATCATAAATTTGATATTCGTTATCCTTCTTAGTAATTTTAATAATATAATTACCACTTAAATCTTCCATTAATTCGTACTGATTTTTACCCAACCATCCTTCTCCAATATTTAAATTATGCATAAAAACTCCATCATTAAAAGGTATATTTAAATTTTGGACGTTATTTCTCAATAAATAAAACAATACCATATCGCTAACTCCTCCATCAATATCGTTTTGAAAAAAATATTCTATGATGGGTTTAATTAAATGTAACTTTGTTTTATTAACATAAATATCAAAACATAAATCAATAAATTTCTGACAAAATTCATATGTTAATAATCCATTATGAATACATGCTCTCATTTTATGTTTTTCTTGTGATTCGTGATAAGAATATGCTACGTTTTTATTGAAAGATATATCATTAATATTTTTAAGAACAATACAATCACTGTCCAGGTGAAATACTTGTTTGATATTATAATGGGTCATAAATTGATAAATATAGAATATTCGTAAAAAACATAGAAATTCAGCATCGTGAGGATTTGAAGAAAAGTTTATAAAATGATCTTGAAATGTTTTAATTTTTGAACTATTGTTTAATTTATTAACATCAATATGAATAACATTATTAATATTAATAAATTCTTTATTACCAGATGTTCCCAATAAAAAAACACGATTTTTCTTTGAATTAAATTCTAAGCATTTTTTTAGATAGTCTTGATTTCCAATATGAAATATTACAATTGGTATATTATTATTACAGTATTGGGTAATTTTATTTTGTTTTAATTGTGTTGAAAAAGAGTATGTATTCATTAAATAATAAATTGATTTATTATTTAAACAAAAACAGAACGTAATTATATAATGCATTGTAGTGAAATGGGACTTGAAATATCAGACGAAGAATGTCTGACTTTGATACAACAACAACCAGATGGACCAACAATTATAATATTATTTTTATTATTATTATTCTCATTACTGACATCTTTATGTGAGTTATCTATAAAAGACTGATTTATTTAATATTTATTACTGGTTTATACTTAGCATAACCAAAACAAGAACAATAATCATAATACCATTTATCATCGAAAACATATAAAAAATCATTCGTCATACAATGCGGACAAACACGTTCATTGTATTTATTTTGTTTATACCATTCCATGACACAATTGTAATGATATTTTTTGTTACATGTATAACAAATTATATATTTTTTTTTCTTTGGAAGTTGGTAGAAACAAATAATACAGGTTTCATCATTATCAAGTGGACGATCCATTAATATATATTGATATTATCATTTTAAGTAATTGAACTAAAAGAACATTTTAAAAAATTGATTTAAAGAATAAACAAATTAATATAGTATCTTCTAAGAAGGTCATCAAATATCATACTCATTTAGCTCAGCAGGTAGAGCATTGGTCTTATGAGCCAAGGGTCCTGGGTTCAAACCCCAGATTGAGTATTTTACTTCCTTACAGCAAAAAATTGACTTTATAATAGTGAATTCTATTACCACAAATAAATAAATACGATGCGAGGTAAATTTAATGTGAATAATAGAAAAAAATGGAAGTAGTTTATTAATTAGCCCGCTTGGCGGAGTTGGTCTAACGCGCTCGACTTAAGATCGAGTCTCTCCGGAGGCGTGGGTTCGAATCCCACAGCTGGCATTAGGATGGGTTGGGGGTTTTGCTCGAATAGCTCAGTTGGTTAGAGCGTGCGACTGTTAATCGCAATGTCACAGGTTCAATTCCTGTTTTGAGCGCATGAAGAGGTGAACTTCTAAAAACGCAATATTGTATCCATACAGCAAATAAATTTCATACAAATAATAATAGGATACAGTAACCAGGTTTGAAAACAGCAATATTTATAATTAGCGAATAATGATAACACTTAAGTTATCAGGGGTTTATAATCAGCATAGTTGTCCCTCAAACAGCATTGTTTAACATCAAACCGTATATAGGGTATGTAGTGGAGGTAGTTGCCGGACATAGCTCAGTTGGTAGAGCGATTGACTGTAGATCAATTGGTCACCTGTTCAATTCAGGTTGTCCGGATCTGACTTGAATTTGCAAGAATTCACATAAGTCAAAACTAAGATTGGAAACAGCAAATAACAAACATGAAGAAAATTATTACTAATTTATTATAATTATTTGGAGAGCTAGTAGTAAATACAATATAAATTGAGTAATTAGGAGGAGGGGTTTATTCAGCATAATTGTCCCGAACAAAGTGTTTAACACCAATCTGTAATTTATTTATTTTATTGCCCGTCTAGCTCAGTTGGTAGAGCGCGTGCCTTTTAAGCACGTGGTCGTGGGTTCGAGCCCCACGGTGGGCAGACGTTTAGGTTTTTAACAGCAACAACAAATTAGCATTATTAGCCGGGAAATAGTAGGTTCGATTCCTCTTACTTCCATCCTACGTTGTTAGGGGAGTATAGCATATTGGTTAATGCACCGTATTTATAGAAACCAGAAAAACGAAACAATATTTTATTTTATTAAGCGACTTGGCGCAGAGGTTAGCGTGCTCGGCTCATAACCGGGAGGTCCAAGGTTCGATCCCTTGAGTCGCTATCATAGGTTATTAACAGCAAACAACATCATGCTTAACTAATATATGAATAGTAACCTGAAAAATAATTTATTTTTTCTTGTTTTTTTTAAAGGGGATTTAGCATTTGGTAATGCGCGCACTTATGCTTAGTGCGATATGTGTGGTTCGATTCCTTCAATCTCCATCAACGGTATTGGTGTAGTGGTAACATAGTTGCCTTCCAAGCAATTGCCCCGGTTTCGATTACCGGATACCGTATTTCGCGCCGCTATAGCTCAGTTGGTAGAGCGTGTGACTTGTAATCACAAGGTCTCCGGTTCAATTCCGGATGGTGGCTTTGCCCGACTGGCGCAATCGGATAGCGCACCAGACTTCTAATCTGGGGGTTCTGGGTTCAAGTCCCAGGTCGGGCTCAATGTAATAATATTTAAAAATCAGTTAAATATTATTTAATAATTTATTTATCTAAATAGTACCCTAATCCGTGCGAATCCATTTTAAAGACATAACCATTTTTTGCACCAACAAATTTATCACTAGGAATAAATGATTGACGTTGATTGTTTTTCATAGGTTCTACCCGATTTCCATATTGGACTTGTTGTGGCGGTTGTTGCTGTTGTTGTTGTTGTTGATATTTTTGCATATAAAAATATATACCAATTAATAAAGCAATGCCTATAAGTATTTTTATCATATAAACAATTATATCATAAAATTTTTTAATATCTAACTTATAAAAATTTAAACATAATAGTTTATTATATTTATAATGTTAAAATCGCAACCACAATCTGAGAAGTTAACCAACAAAAACATGGCTCTTTTAAAATGGGTGTTATGTGAAACAGGTGTAGAAAATTATACATTTGATCAAAAACAATGTGTAAAATTATACAACGATTATTTAAAAATAGTCAATGAAGAAAAACCAAATAAGTAAAAAATCATAATTTATAAAATTATAAACTATTAATGTTGTATAATTTTATTTACATATTTTTAATTGTAAAATTCATATTATTTTTGTGTTTTTTGTATTTATATATCTCTCATTATAATAGCAATTATAGTAAACCCATATACCATGAAAAAGTTAATATTAAAAATTTACAACATCTATCATTTGACTATTTTTTAAAGAATTTCAGCGATATTCCTATATTTGTTGCAAAATCAAAATCAAATAGTATAGATATGGATGGCGATGTCAAAAAACTAAATTTAACCGAATATTATAATGATATAATATTGAAAAATAATACGGATTGGTATTTTAAAACAGAAGATGAATATGATTTTTTAAAACTAATAGGAATTAAAGACTTGGTTATAAATGAATTTAGTAAGATTTTTGATAAGAATATATCAAATATATCACGTAAACAATGTTCATTTTGGATGGGGGGTAAAAAATCAACAACTGGATGGCATACAGATATAGATGATTTATCTTTTTTATATGTAATTCAAGGAAAGAAAAAAATACAATTAATAGATCCAAAGTATAATGCTAATATGTATGAAAAAAGAATTTATACAGATGGAGCAAGATGGAGCAATATTGATTTTAAAAATATAGACTACAATAAATATCCAATGTTTAAAAATGTTGAAATAACATCATATATATTGAATGAAGGTGATGCTGTTTTTATACCTTCTAATTGGTGGCATTGTGTGGAAAACTTAGAAGACACTATAGGGATAACATATAAAATTTATAGAACATCTTATTTATATTTTACAAAACTACCGGAAATTATAAGAAAAGAAGAATACAAGAAAAAAAAATATAAAATATTCAATCAACTAGAAATAATCAAAAAAATATTAACAAAAGAAGAGTTCGAAAAATACAGACAATTATTTTATTAGTAAAATTAATTAATAAGATAGTTTATCAAGGAAACACCGACTACATGTTTTTGGAGTCTTAATTATAATTTAAAGATAATTTACATATTTTAATTATATAATGGAAAATACAGATTTTGCGTTTATGAAAAGTGGATTTGATACGATGGAAATGGATGAAGATGACTTGAAAAAAAATATAGTTTCAATTATGTTGCATTTTATGGAAAACGCTGCCAAATCAGCTGCTATTTATGTAGAACATGCTGGTAGAAAATATATAACAACCGAAGATATTAAACGTGGTTTAATGTTAGAATCATTTTTATTTGCTCATAGAACACAAAAACAAGAAGATATAGAAAAAATCAAGGAAGAATTGTATGGTACGAGTCTGGATCATATAGATGAGACAGAGCTTGAATGGTCAAAAAGTATGGATGAAGATGATGAAACAAATAATTTTACAGAGAGCCAACATGATTGTGGTATATGTAATTGTTTTAATACTATTTATGACAGATGGGACAATTGGGAACCTGAAAATCATTTCATGACAATATTAAAAAATAGAATAACAAATATAGAAAATTTATAAAAAAAATATTTTTTTATTGATTTTTGCAAAAAATTGATTCAGAAAAATATTTTTTGTTATTAAGTATTCAACACAACAATAACAACAGAAATAACTATTCTAAAGAGCTATTCAAACAAAACTATTTACAAATATGCCAATTCGTATTAACGCGACCACTACCAGAACTACTAATAATAGTTCTTCTAAGACTACTAGACCACGTAGGTTTAACCGCAACTCTTTTAAAGGAGGACGACGCAACTTCAACCGTAGCAGACGTCCAGTTACCTCTACATTTGAACAGCGCAATAGCATAGGAGCTTATATCTCCAATGCTAAATCTGTTCCAAAACAATGTAGAAAGATTGTGGATAATGATGGTTGGACTACATTGGTATCTAAAAAAAATATTACTATGCGCACACCAGCAAGGCATCGTCAGATGATTAAGCGTAGTCAAAACAAATTCGACGTCCTATCACAACCTGAGAAAAAGCGGACTGTTGTAGCATTGCCTACTGTGGTTAAGTATAAAGCGCCTGCCGGAGCATGGGGGAAGCCTTTAGCTGCTGCGGTTAAGGAAGAAGCCGAATTTGACCATGCTGAGGATTTGGTAGAGGAAGAAGATGAAACAGACCAAATGGTATTATTGGACACCTTAAAAGTCAATACCGATTTTATGAACCAAAATTGGGGAGATATGGCAATGGATGAAGATGAGGAAGATGAGGCAGAAGTCTTTTACGATCTTAATGGTCGCCCATATACCGACAATAGCGCCTGGTAAGTGCGTAGTAATTATTATTATTTATATAAACTTTAAAAAAGAAAAAAAACAAAAAAAAACAAAAAAAAGAAACCCTCCCCCACTTTTTTAATTTATTTAGATAATATATATGTCAAAAACTCTAATGAAAAAAGGACAAACATGGAAAGATCCAGAAACAGCTATAGATATTAAAATAAAAAGTGATAGAAGTTCAAAAGGAACATATCTTATGTCAATAAATAAACCTGGATATCTTCCAGTAATTATGCGTCAGAAATCTTTACCAACTGATGAAAAAAATCAAGATAAAATGATACAAAAAATGGATGGAATGCTTAAAAAAGTAGCAAAAAAAACACAGAAAAAAAATGAAAATATTGAATCTATACATATAATGCCTAGTGGGAAAACGTTTAGAATTAGTGAAACTATTAGTGAAACTAAAAAAAAAAAGATTGATTCAAAACCATCATCCAGAAGAACAAAAAAAAGAAAAGTAATTGGCAATCGTGGTACCGTTTTCACAGTATATGGTAACAAAAGTAGAAAAAGACGTCGCAAAACCAAACGTAAAAAATCACGCCGAAAAAGAAAAAAGAGAAAAACCAAAAAAAAGAGAAGAAGAAGGAAGCGTAGAAAATAAATATAATAATTAATATTCTTTAGTTATTATATAATGAGTGATTCAGATTTGCCAAAGGAAAGTTATGGTGTAGAATATGATATAGATATGTATTTAGCAAACGATCGTTATGCTATGATGGTAGATGATGAAATTAAAACTATAAAAACAGCCATAGAAAAAGCAAATAAAGAATTAAAAAAACAGCACAAAAAACAAAATAAGTACAAAAATGATTATAATAATACGAAACAACAAACAAAAAAAAATAAACAAGGTAAAAAATCAAGGAAAAGTCGTCGCCGTCGCCGTCGTCGTAAAAAGCGCACAAAAAGGCGTTAAAAATAGGGTTTTATACCATTTTTGAAAAATTGATTCAAAAAAATATTTTTTGTCTATCGTATATATTCACATTATACTATAGACATAGCATTGAAAATACAATAATATGTCAATCATACAAGAATTCCAATTTGAAGATTTCTTAACCCAAACTGGATGGGATTTCAAACAGCATCAGTTTGAAGGCTACCGGTGGGTAATAAACAAGGAGTTAAATGAAAATATGGGCGGTATCATTGGTGATGATATGGGTTTAGGGAAGACAACACTTATGTGTGCTGCTATTTTAAAAAATTTTAAACAAAAAACGCTCATTGTCGTTCCACCAGTTTTGGTGGATCAATGGGTCGATATATTGAAAAAACGTTGTGGAATTAAAGCTGTAAAGGTAACTAGCATGACAAAAGGTTACACTAGTGTAAATAATTATATTAGAAATTTACCGGAAAAAAATGATTTTGATGAGCCACAGGTAGTAGTTACTACTTATGGTATGTTAATAAGACATAAAAATTTTGGTAAACCTACATATACTTGTCCATATCATAAAAAAGCATTACGTAATACAAGATGGGGTCGCATTATATTTGATGAAGCACACAACATGCGGAATAGTCGTTCAAGTACAACACGTGGTATTTCTATGTTAAAAAGTCCTATAAAATGGATGGTAACTGGAACACCAATACAAAATTGTAAAGGTGATTTTAAAACATTATGTAGTTTAATAGGTATTTCGCCGGGTGAATTTTGTGCTTCAACAAAAGTGGGTATTGATCGTTTAACTAAGAGATGGCTTTTGCGCCGTAGAAAAGCAGATGTTTTGGCGGACGAGTTGCCAAAATTAGAGGTTAATCATGTTAAAGTAGCATGGAATAATAATGAAATAAATATGGCAAAACAAGTTCATAGTTTTGTTTCAGATCTACCTAACGCAATTACACCAGAAAATGTAGATAGAATTATAGCTATGTTGGTAGGAGAATATTTCTTCGGTCAATGTATTCGTGCGAAGCAGTTTTGTATAATGCCACGACTATTTACAAATGCTGTTTTGAAAAAACAAATGATTGGTGAGATACCATTTGATGTTGATTTTAACAAACCAATGCCTGAGAGTAGTAAACTTAATAAATTAGTAAAAATCATTAAAGAGCAGGGTAAAAAGAAACGAAAAATAGTGTTTTGTAATTTTACAGATGAAATTAGGATGATACAATGGATCCTTAATAAAGAGGGTTTTACAACCGATATTTTGAATGGACAGACAAAAAGAAAACAGAAACGTATGTTATTGCGTCCTAATACAGAATGGTTGTCTCGCGCGGTTGTCAAAAGTAAATCATCATTACCAACAGTTTTATATAAAAAAATAAATGAATATTTGGAACCAGATGTTTTGATTATACAAATTAAAGCAGGAGCAGAGGGATTGAACTTGCAAAATTATTCAGAAGTATTCTTCACAAGTCCACATTGGAATCCAGCAATTGAAGATCAAGCAATTGCTAGAGCGCATAGAATAGGACAAAAAGCTAAAAAGGTAAGTGTATGGCATTTGGCGATGGAAAATTTTAGTGATGATTGGAAAACCATAGATAATTATTGTTTAGCGGTTCAAAATATGAAACGTAAGATAATGGTCGAATATAATTGTAATTAAATAAAAAAATAAAAAATAAAAAAACAGGATGTAATACCTGTTTTTTGTTTTTTATCTACAAATATAATTCTGAATAATATCATCAATATATTCTTTTGCGTTGTCTATTCCATAAATAGAGGTAGTATAACTATATGGTTTGTTTTTTATAGGAAATGTAAAAGTAAATTTGTTTTGATCTTCTAGATCTTTCACGCATTGTAAACTATACAATTGATTGTATTTACTATAATATTGAAATTCATAATGACAGTTAATATTTTCAATAAACATATTTTTTACCAATGCGTTTTCGCTTTTAAGACTTAACATTTTGATATAATTAAAATCAATGTTTTAAAATCAATTTATTTGATATTTAAAAAAGAACATAAAAATAAAAAAACAATTTTACTAATGGCATCTAAAAGAATATCTAGAGAATTACAAGATATACAATGTGACCCTCCAACAAATTGTAGTGCTGGACCAGAGGGCGATGATTTATTTAAATGGACAGCAACAATAATGGGACCTGAAGGAACACCTTATAATGGTGGTGTTTTTTTTTTAGAAATTGATTTTCCATCGAACTATCCTTTTAAACCACCGAAAGTGTATTTTAAAACAAGAATATATCATCCAAACATAAATAGTAGCGGTGGAATTTGTTTGGATATATTAAAAGATAATTGGAGTCCTGCTTTAACAGTCTCAAAAGTTTTGCTTTCAATATGTTCATTATTAGATGAACCAAATCCAGATGATCCATTGGTACCAGAAATAGCAGATCAATATAAAGATAATCGAGTTTTATATGATAAAACTGCTTTAGCTTGGACCAATTTATACGCTAGTTAATAATACAACAATTATTATTTTTAATTTCCCCAATTTTATATTTGTCCCATATTTTTTGACCTATTTCAGTATGAAAATTATAATGTATACTACAATCTTTCCCAGCATATTTCATTATAGATTTTAAACCGCCTGGATGTTTTTTAACGAATGTTGTAACATTATAAACATTATTATTGACATATATCCAACAATCATCCAACTTATTATGAGTAGATATTTCCATGATAGTGTAGTAGTTCATTAATATTATAAAATAAATATAATATTAACTAAAATTCAACTTATTTTTTAAAACAAGCAGAAAAACATGAATTTCCTACATTTTTTGCATATTTACCAACGGTATTAATATTAAGATTGCCTTTAGACGCATCGATAACTAAATCAATTGTATGTGATAAAACTCCATTACTAATCATATCCAATAAAAACTTTTCTTTATCATCGGAAATAGGAGCATCTCTCACTATTTGTTCAACCAAATCTATAACTAAATTTTTTTGTTCTATTCCTTTAGCTTTGCTTGTTTCTACAACTTCCATAGAAAATTTAACAATATCCATGATATTAGTAATATTAATTTCAGTGTTATTTGTTTTTAATTTCAAAAGTTGATAACATTGATCAAATAATTCATTTTTTGTTTCACTAGTTTTTTCAACTTCTAAATCTTTAGCTTTTTTTTCAGACATTATAATAATTATAGACAAAAAAATAAATTTAGTTAAAAATAAATTTTATAAATATGTCTATAAATTAATGAGTACTAAAAATGATTATCAATCTCTGAAAAACTTGTACGATAAATTCATGTATGTAGAGGAACGAAATAAAAAAGGTCATATAATCATAGATTTAAATGAATTTAATAAATCACAATATAAAAATAAAGACATAATTTTTTTTCAATATTCAATGTTTGTTATATTTGAAGCATTGGAAATAAGTAAAAAGAACAATAATATCAATAAGATAATAGTTCATGTTAATATGGTAGGAACAACACGAAGTAATTTTTCATTTAAATTTTTTAAAAGAGTTAATACTTTATTGGAAGAAGCTATCCCGGATGAAATTATGGAAGTATGTTATGTTTATAGTAAATCTAAATTTGTACATGTATTATGGAAATTAATATATCCAATACTTCACGAAGATAGTAGAGATAAATTTAAAATAATAAATTTAAAATAATAATTTAAAATAATATTTTATATTATAATGAATTCACATTTAAAATCCAGTCTTCATACTCTTACATATATTCCCATAATTGTGGGGATATCAGCAGCCGCTTCAAGCGCTATTGGTATTTTGGGAACAACAAGAAATAACTTAGACTGGAAAGAATTGGCTATTATGGGCATTATAGGAACAACTATGGGAACATATTTTGCTGTAACAGGAAATACAATAGGATATGGATTGTCACGTTATTGGCGCTAAATTATTATAGTAAAGTATTATAATAATTTAATTATGGGAAGTAAAATAACAAAGGAAATTTATTTATATACACCACGTACGGATTGTAATTTACCAAAGGAAGGATGGTTACAACCTTGTTATAATTGTGATATAGTTACATCTCATACCATATTTTTATGTAAATTATACGAAAAAAAAACAAAATATTTATGTTATTCTTATTTGTGTAAATCTTGTCATCAAGTGTATAAAAAAAATATAATTATAAACAAAAAAAGATTAACGAATGAGTTAGTAAAAAATAACAAATTAAATCCTATAAATATTGATTATACTCCTGTCGAACCATGACCACCACCACCTCTATGTGTTTCATCCAATGATACTACAATTTGAACATTGTATATTGGTTCTAGATTAGGAGTACATATTTGCCAATACCTGTTTCCTGCTTTAATTTCACCATCTTCTCCTTTTTTTCCCAAATTTGTATGATAATCCATAGCTGCCATCAAATTTCCTCTGTAACCACTATCAATAATACCAACATTATTACTCTGACGATAGCTAGTTTTATATATGCTTGATCTTGTATATAAATAAAATGGAGATGGGGATTTCAATACATTGCCATTTTCTAAAGGAATTGTTTTTGTCAAGCTACATTGTATTCCCAAATCTATAAGCGCAGTATCACTATCCTTATGAGTTTCAGTAGTATTATATGGTGAAATTAAATCAAACCCACTATCTGGATGATTTTTATATTTATTATCATAATTCTTTACACATTTTTTATAATATTCATAAACATCTTTGTTTATAATTTTTATTTTTAGTTCGTATCTATGTTCAAACATTATAATTTATTTAAACTAATTTTGTTTAAATCAATTCAATTTATATTGATGTTGTACATCCTGCTTTTTTTGGTAATGGTTGTTCATAACTTTCATTATTTAATAAACAAGCCCGACGAGCTTTAACTCTGGCAATTTTATCACTAGCTGACATAACAGTTAACCCTTTTTTAGTTGTCAAACAAACTCTTTTATTACTTGCTCCTTTTCCAACAAAATTCTTCCCATTTCCTGGAGCAGGTTGTATTCTAGTAAGACAATGTTCTTGAGATCGTGGGCGTTGAACAATACTTGAAATCGTGGCGGGTGGTTGTTCTTGACATTTGGCAACCGTTTTTGTAATCACATTAATAGTTCCGCCCATACCAACATGACTACCACAATTATAATACAATGTATTTGGTGCATCATTTGGCACTTTTATAACTAATCTTGAATTATTATAAACCATAACACCATCAATATATTTGTCGGTAGAATTAGCAGCACCAAGCGTTAAATAAAATGGATGCGAAACATTATTATGATGAAATTTAAATTCATATAATTTACTTCTTTGTAATTCAATCGTTCCTTGAACTGTATTGTTTATAAAAAATTTATTTACATTTTGATTGTTTGGAGCAACCGCAACATTATATGTGGTTTTTTCATCCATACAACCTAAAGATAAATGAGTTGCTTTTTTGTTCTCTAAATATTCAGATGATGTCATTTCTGGTTTTCTTACAACAACTTGTCCTCCCTGACCATATTTATCAATTACAGTAACATCATCTCCTGGGCAAGTACAATAACGAACTTTATGTTTTAAATAATTATTATATGATTTTTGTGGTGCTGGTTTGGGTGTAGGTAAATCATGTGCGCATGTTGATTTCTTACCCTGATTACTCATATTTAAACGAAATTTACCTTTGGATGCATTTCTACTCATTCTTTCTGCTTTTCTTTTTAATACTACAATAGACATATTATAATTTAATAAGAGAAATTAAATATATAATAATTTTCTATCTTTTGGAAAATTTTTGATAGATCGTTTTAAACTATAAAATAATTTGTTTAATCCTAAAAATCCTACGGTATCATCAAATGTATTTTCATTTATAGTTTTTTGGTTATTTTTTAAAAACCCATATATAGTTAATATCCCCAGGCTATAACAAGATGAATATTTTGTAATTTTACTTGGTATTGTATTTATATTTTTCATTTCTGGTGATAAAAATGGGTGTTTTTTATTAAAAGGACTTGATATTTCTAATAAATTATTTTTTTTAGGTATTATTTTAGAAATATTTACAAAATAAAATAAATTATTTTCATTTACGTCTTTTACAACTACAATATCTTCAATATCAAAATGAGAAATACCTACATTATTTTTATCTAAAGTAAATAATTGCTGTGAAATCATATTAAAAAATAACAACCCGTCCGAATAAGAAAAATATTTTTTTTGTAAATAATCTTTTAACGTTATTACTTCGTTTGCTTTTATTGTATATGTAATTTTTTTATTCAATGCTTTCTTTTCAATTATATCCGTAAAATATAAATTATCCCACAAATAAGAATATTGATCGTACTTATTAAAAGTTATATTAAAAGTATTATCTTTCTTTTTTTTTACTTCACCACTATTACTAATAAATTTCATATATATTGAATAAGTATTATTTATTTAAATATTCCCACATCCAATTAAGAAATGACATATACCACCAACTTTCATCATTATACCCCTGGACATCCGACAACCTACATTTTGCGTCTTTCAATAAACCTTCAAGAATTACTATTTCTTGTTTAGCATGATAAATTTTATCATCTTTATCCCATTTATCCATAATTATATTATATATATCATAATATATCTTTGTCTTCTAGAAGAAAATAAATTGAAAATAGTTTACGATAGATTTATTATTGTAATTAATATGAGTTTTTGGGCTGAAACATTTATTGGAATGATAATAATAATATTTGTAGTATTTGTTGCGTGTTTATTGTTAAAAATAACAGGAGAAACAATATTATGTTGTATTAACGTTTATGAGTTTATTTCAAAAAAGATATCAAGTTCATCTATAAGAACAACAGTAGTTATACCCGTATCAACTATCCCAACAATTACACCTATATCCTCTATAAAAATAAAGCCTATTCAAAAAATAAATTATATTGTTATAGAAAATCCAAATACGAGAGATTGTAACAAGTATTCAATAGGTGTAGTAATAAAAAATTGATTATGAAATATACTTTTTTAATTACAACAATTAATGACAATTATTAAGGTAAGAAAACCAAAAAAAAAACTAGCAGCAAACACAGCTTATTATCGAAAAAACAAAAAACAAAGAAAAACAGTTCATTGTTGTCCACATTGTAATTATGAAACAACAGGACCGAAATGTATATTGGAAAACCATATCCATGCCAAACACACACAAGAATGTAATAAACCATTTCACTGTAGATTTTGTGAAAAGGGATTTTCGCAAAAAGCACATTTACAAAATCATTTGATGAAAATACATAATATTCCTCAACATATAGCAAAACCACCAGTTAAACCTAAAAATATATTTGTATATTTAATAAAATTAACAGGAAAAAAAGCAAAATCAAAATCTACTTTAGCTAGAATAAATATTTATAGAAACAAACAAGAATTATTTACCAAACAATTACATACAATAAAAATAGACAACGATAAACAAATAAAACCACATCATATACATTATGATGCAAATAAGGGATATATTAATTTAACAACCCTAACCGAAGATGAATATATGGATTAATAAATTAATACATTTTTTTATGTTTAAAAAAATAAAGTATAATAATAATGAATAAAGATTATTTTAAAAGGCAAATAATAACGTACATGGGAAATAAACGCAAAGTTATCGGTGATATTCAAGATATAATAGATATATTAAATTTGGGTTCAAATATAAAAATAGCAGAAGGTTTTTCTGGTTCTGGTATAGTATCCAGATTATTAAAGGAAAATTGTAATGAATTATATGTTAATGATACTGCTGGTTATAGTAAAACATTGAGCGATTGTTACCTGGCGGATCCATCAAAAACTATCAAAAATAAAATTAAAAAATATATAGATGAAGCAAATAAATTTGCTGATAACCCATCAACAGATGTTCCAAAATATATTCAGAAATATTGGGCACCTCATTCTAAAACAATAAAAAAAACAGACAGAGTATACTTTACATATGAAAATGGAAAACGAATAGATGCTTATAGATTTTTTATAGAAAAATTACCCAAAAAATATCGACCATTTTTACTAGGACCATTATTAGTTAAATGTAGTGTTCATACGAATACAAGTGGTCATTTTGCTGCTTATTATAAGGAGAACAACAAAGGGAAATATGGGGGGAAAACAGGAACAGATATTAAAAGAATAACTAAAAAGATTGTTTTAGAAATGCCTTTGTTTTCTGAAAAAAAAGCAAAAATTCATACATATCGCCAGGATGTAAATGAATGGGTTCAAAAAATACCAAAAGTTGATATTATGTATTATGATCCACCTTATAACAAACACCCGTATTCGATATTTTATTTTTTATTAGATATAATAAACGAATGGGATATAAATAAAGATATACCGGATACATTTAGAGGACAACCAAAAAATTGGGTATTATCACCATATAATAGTACAAAAAACGCAGAGAAAGCCTTTGAAACTTTAATTAAAAATACCAAAGCAAAAAATATTATGATATCATACAATAATACAGGTATTATTCCGCCAAATAAATTAGAAACAATACTTAAAAAATATGGGAATTTAATCAAATTTCCCGTAGAACATAAAACATATAATAAAATGAAAGGAATTGCAAATTATAAAAGAAAAGAAGAGAAAAAAAAAATTAAGGAAATGATTTATCTATTAGATTTGTCATGAAATTTATAACATTTCCAAAACCATGGTGTTTCATAAATAATATTAAAATATTTATTTTCATCTAACATTTTTAATATTAATTGTGTGTTTTTGTTATTATATAACGAATTATAATGTATAAATACTTTATTAAAATAATTATTTTCAAGAATTACGATTTTATATAGATCTCCAAAATTATATTTTTTAAACACCGTTTTTATTTTTTCTTTATTGATGTTTTTATGAACTCTTGGAATACACATAGTGAATGTCATTTATATACTATAATAAATGACATTTTATAAGTCAATTTATCTGTTTCCTGTATTAATTATATTTTTGTATTTCTAACAAATACTAAATACTTTTTAATTCTATTATTGGAAAATTATAATACACAATCCTACACCGGATATTATGGCTGTAAGGAAACTGGGGATTACCCAAATAATAATTAATTTATATCTTTAACTTATTTAAAAAAATATTTAATAATTGTACAATGGATAATAATAGATTTGCCGTCTTAAAAACCAACACATTTAAAAGCAATGATAGTAGAAAATCAACAAAAGAAACAAATTATAAAAGTAATGAAACTAGGAAAATGGAAAATACATTCAAGAACAATAATTTTAAAAAAAATAATTCTTTTAATCGACCAAATATGTCAAATAATCATAGAAATAATTTTATGAATTATACTGAAAAAAAAGAAGAAAAGAAACCAGAATTTAATTTTAATAATGATGATTTTCCTAGTTTAGGATGAGTTTAATATGATAATATATTATTTTTTATAATATTAAATGGAATTAGATAATTGGGAAGAAGATTTTGAAATAGATGACAAACCATATAAAGATTTTTACAAGGAAAATCAAGATAATATGAATATATATTTCATTTACATAAATTCAGATAATGAAATAATAAGAACAAAAAAAGAAAAATTTATTTTGGATGAAAATAAATTAACAAAATCATTATTGATTGAAATATTAAAAAAAAACATGTTTATCAAAAAGAAAAAATATAAACCAATTAGTTTAATTAAATACAATGTACTATTGGAACCGGATGAAGTTCAAGAATATATATATAATTCTGATAGTTATGATTTTATGTTTATTGAAACAATGATAGATGATATATCATGGGAAAAAACAATAACCTTGTTTCAAAATATTAATAGTTTACATATATTATTTTATGAAAAAAAGAAATCCAACGCAAAAACCAAAAAAATTTTCATACATAAACCAAGTAAACGCACTAGAAAAAAATTGAATTAATATTAAAAATAACTTAAGGGGTTATATTTATATTACAAGAATGAGTGCAATAATATCTAGTTTAGACAAAAGCGCAGCTTTGAATTTTGGTGAAAACGGACATGTTCAACATGCCTGGGATTATAAAACATTATCACAAGAAAAAGTATCACAATTTTATTTTCAATTGGTTCGTTCAAAAGATCATAGTGATTTGAAGGAAATGCTGAATAGCTTTTTGAGAAAAACGGTTGATAAGTCGAAAGAATCACTATTTTGGAGGACTACATTATATAAACTGTTCATGAATACAAGAGACGTTTACGGTAAGGGAGAATATAGTTTATCATTGATGATGATTTTGTGTTGGTATAATACATCTCATACAACATTGAAGGTAGATTCGATGTATAAAGAGCCATGGAAAAAAATGATTGAACAGTTAGTTTATTTGGAAACAAACAAGGGTGAAAAAGTTCATCCATTGGGTTGTTGGAAAGATTTGAAATATTTATGCAATTATGTGAAGGAAGAAACACAAGATAAAAATCATCCAATAATTATGTATTGTTTGGAATTATATAAAAATCAATATGAAAATGATATGAAAAATTTTGAAGAAAATAAGAATGAGTTTACGTTATTTGGCAAATGGATGCCCCGTGAAAAGTCGAAGAAATTTGGATGGATATTTAAAAAATATGTTAGAACTTTTCATATGAATACGAATGAATTATATAAAACGAGTTATGAAAAGGCAGCAAAAAATTTTAGGCAAAATTTGTCCAAATTAAATAAAAAATTAGAAACTACCGAAATTTATATGTGTAATCGTGAAGGTGGTTATTCAAAGATTAATTATAATCGTGTTCCGACCCAATGTATGAGAAAAAATATGAAAGCATTTAATAATAAAGATAAAAAAAATCAACAGCGTTCAGATAAAGATGATAGGGTTAGAGGAGCAGAAAATTTCCAAAAGCATATGGAGGAGGTTCGTTTGAATAAAGGAAATGCGAAGGTTCATGGTAAAAGATGTCATCCATATGAATTAGTAAAAAATGCGATTATGTATAATAATAAGGCGATATGTGACGGAGAAGATTTGGCCATAAAAACAACGATCAATGCTCAATGGGAAGACAATTCTAAGGAGACATTTAAAGTAAAAAATGTTATTCCTATGGTAGACACATCTGGTTCTATGGAATGCGATGAAGGATTGCCATTGTATAATTCAATTGCGTTAGGTATTCGTATCGCGCAAAAGAATAGTGAGGCATTTTCCAATAGAATTTTAACATTTGAAAGTGAACCTAGATGGATACATTTGGATGAAACCGATGATTTCGTAGATACGGTTAAAAAAGTAAGAGATATTCCATGGGGTGGCAGTACAAATTTTCAAAGGGCGTTGGAAATGATTTTAGATGCAATTGTGAGAAATAATATTCCACCAGATGCGGTTGAAAATATGGTTTTGGCAATCTTTTCAGACATGCAATTTGACTATAATATTACTTCTGGTTGGGATACTCAATACCAGAGTATTAAAAATCAATTTTCCGAAGCAGGTTTACAATCTGTATATAAAAAACCTTATAATGTTCCTCATATATTATTTTGGAATCTTAGAAAAACGAATGGGTTTCCCTGTTTAAGCAACGAGCAAAATGTGACAATGCTTAGTGGTTATAATTCAACTTTGATTAATGTCTTTTGTAATAAAGGTTTTGACGAATTAAAAAATACAACTTCATTCCAACAGATTATGGAAATATTAAACAATGAAAGATATAGTGATAATTTACAACAAAATTGGTAAACAATAAATATTAAAAAATTTTTTAATTGTAAAATAAAATATATAAATATTATTCTATTATATATTTTAATGGACGATAATATTAATAATGATTTTTTGACTATAAGTGGAGAAACAATAACTCTCAGTCAACTAAATGAAAACTTAGATACATTAACCAATAATATATTTTCAATGATGAATACTGAACAAACACGACCCTTGCCAAATTTTTCCAATATTAATAATACAAATAATATTTTTCAAAATTTATTTCATAATCCTGTTCTAATAAATAATTCTTTATCTAATAGACCACCGGTTTTAAATTGGGATAGAAATTTGAATTCAATTATTCAACGCTCTTTTTCAGAAAAAAGTAAATTTAAAAATGTCTTATCAAAAGAAGGTGAAGATTTAATTGTGTTTGATAAATTTGATCCGGAAAAATATAAAACACATAAATGTCCTATTACACAGGGACCATTTGAAATGAATGATGCCATAGCCATATTACCATGTAAACATGTTTTTGATGAAGATAGTATAATGGAATGGTTAAATAATGAAAATGCGGTATGTCCTGTATGTAGGTATAAATTACCTCATAAGGAAGTTAAAATAGATAATACAAATTTACATGATGATGATGAGTTAGATGATTTGCCAGAATTATACGACGATGATACACCATCTTTGATAGAAAGTTTTGATATATCAGGGAACAATGAACCTGAATTACCTTCAGATGTCGTATGGACAACCAATCCATTGTATGATCAATCAAGTAATAATATAGATATATCGCAAAATGTCGATGTATCGCAAAACGTTGATAATTTATGGAGTAGTTTTGTGACAGATATAGACAATAGATTACGCGATCCTTCTAATAATGAAACCGATCCTTCTAATAATACCACAACATCTCTCCGAAATTACAATAGATATATTTCACAGTTATCAACCCCACGATGGAGAAATAGAACCTCATTAGAAAATACATTTTATAGAAATTTATTGAGTAATTTAGTAAGAAATAACGAAGACGAAGAAGAAAGACAAATTCAACAAGCAATTATGGCTAGTTTACAAGAAGACATATCTAATAATCCAACCGATTAAATATCATCCCAATCAACTTCTTCTATCTTTTCCACAACAGCTACTTTATTATCAACATCATTCACCGTATTAGTTAGTTTGATATTTTGAAATTCGTTTTTATCAGCATTAATGTCAAAATCAACATTATTTTCTTCATCATCTTTTTTAACATCTTCGGGAATAACATATTGTTCAGCATGTTTTTTCAATTCATTTATATGTTCTCTACCATAAACAAATAACAAATCACATTTTGGTATTTTTTTTGGATCTCTACACTCCCAATCTCTTATACCAACCATTACCATTGTATTTATAGCAATGGTATTATCCCTTTTGTTTCTTCCTCTAAATTTTCTACGTATAACTAAAAATCGTTCTTTATTATCATTACACAGAACCTTAGCTCCATTCCCATAAAATTCTGTTACTTTTCCATACATTTCTCCATCTTCTTTGACCAAACGTATCTTTGGTTTTATAAATCCTGTTTTTACATTTTTTCTAGCCATCTTTTTATGTCTATTTCCACCTGTTTTATTCTTTACCATGATTGTATTATATATTAGATTAAAAAATAAAGTTTAATTCAATTTTTTAATAACAAATAGTATCTGGCAAACTATCGTAATAAATACTGTTATCAAATATAGAGGATAACCAATATTTAATGTTTGTTTTTTCAA